GGGGGGTGTTTTTAAATGTGTGTTTGGGTAAACACACAAGTTAGTAAAATGCGTTGTGATCGCAAGTTAGAAATTGTGAGCTAGTTGTGGAGGACTAGGTCGGGATGGCAAATCGGCACGAATGGGGTTTTCATGTGTCGAAATGAACTTTAGGTCCAGGTAGAAAGATCAGAATAAGTTTAACTGATGCTTAAGGACTCGGATTGAGGAAAGTTAGTTGATTACAATTTTCGGATGTAATCGGGAAGGGGGGTTTTAAAGATTCTAGAAATCAGTGAGAAAAAGCCGGTAAGGCTGAAACAGTCAATCTAATGACTAAGTTTTCTGTGAAGGGTAGAAACTTGCTACTTGTCTAGAATAGCATGCGGGATGCAAGACGGAAGACGTGAAAAAATATTTTCTGTCCGTTTTCGGTCGGATCTAGGAGTAGATACGCATTCGAAGTGAGTTCGAATGCGTCTATGGAAGGGCGGGGTGAGCTGATTTCCATAGAAAAGGAATGCTAAATGAAAGTGCATTCAGTTTTGTTGAGAAGAATTCTCGGTTGGCGATGAGATCACCCACTACTGTGCCAAGGTGGGGAAATGAGATAAATAATAAATCGTATATATTCTTTGAACCATACAACGTTGCTAAAGCGTTGTGTCACAATATTTCATATACGAAATATTATGACAACTGGATCTCAGAGGTTTATTGATTTATCGACGTACTTAACTGCGGAGACAGTTGATTAATCGTTGGAGAACGAAGTAGGTCAGAAAGAAAGTGTTTGATTATTATCATGTGGAGCATGCGTACTACTCTAATCCATGAGAGGGATGGAGTAGGCTTTGCAGAGGCTATGGATATAAGGAACGGGAGGATGAATGTCTGTAAACCAGGGACGAGGCGGAGCTTGGTCACGGATTAACTATCTTTGAGTTAAAACAAAAACAAAGAAGTTGGTAGCCGTACTTTTCAAGAGTTCGGAACGGGAAGTGTGACATTCAGATCGGGTAGCAGTACGATTGCTAGCGGGGGCCAGATTTCGATAAACCATGTGGCAAAATGTGGTAGGAATTTAAATAAGGTGAGAAAGACTAATTAAAAACCGAAGCCGTGAATGAATGGGGTAGTCTTTGGTTTCTCAGGAATATTAGTGTGCATCATGGGGGTTCGCATGTGCTCTATTTGATTCGGGGTCTCACACAGAGATTGGGAGGTATCTAAGTATGAGGTGGGAGGGAGGGGGTTTGACCGGAGGGCTCGGGCGTAACGACTTTGCGCTTCATGAGCTTTTCGTTTCTTGTTTTCTCCTTGAACTGAAGAATTAACAAAGAAAACATCCATTAATGCTTGTCTAATGGAGTAATCAAGGGCAGTAGGAATGGCTGCTCTATTGCCTTTCATATACTGTCCGTTGATGGAGAAAGACCATATTCCCGTGGTGACAGGTGCGCTTGAAGGCCCATCGAGACTGACTATCTGTTGCGACTCTGAATAGACACTTGTGGAAGTGCTATACATCGTAAAAGGATAAGGTAGACAGGTGAGGGAATTGATGATATCTTGCTTGTCGAAGTCATATTCGTTAGATAATGACTGGAAGATACAATCCTCACACAGCAGTCGTTTGGGAGGGAAAGAAGGTCTCTTGACTCTCAGAAGGCAAATGTTGCAATAATTGTAGGCAACATGTACAGCGTTAGGAATGTGAAAATCATAATTAGTGGACTCTGATTCATAGGAACAGTAAGAACAAACGGAATCTAAAGAATGGACTTTAAATCCGCGAGAATAGTAGCCTGAGCGTATACCTGAGGGGCAGATAGCGGAAATGCACAGACGTTCACTATCTCGGAACATTGGGAATCGAGTTTTATTAATTTTCAAGTCGTACTGTTGCATGGACATTTGGAACAAATCAATAGTAATATTCGGAGGGAGGTCTCCAAGATATGCACTATTGTGGCCATGAGTAACGTACTTCACTCCGGCATGCGTGTACATTATGAACACACGAGAGTGAGCTTCGGTAGGCTCCAAGTCGAATGAAAGGTCGATCTCTTCAAACGATTCGCGGTCAATGTGTAAAGCACGAGGTATGTACTCTACGAAGGGGATGAATTCAGGACGTCCAGGGACAAATTGGGGGACGGGTGCTGAAGTTTCAAACCAACGAACTCTACGAGGGGAGTATGTGTCAAGCACAGTAGACGTCTCATAGGAACGAAGGGTTCGATCGTTGTCGGCAAATGCGATTTCGAGGTATCGGGGTGAAAATCGGTAACCTCTTATGTCGTCAACACTTGCGAACGGGAAGAGTTGTCGGATTTGTCGAAGTAGTTTCGACTCTATGGGGTCAATAACACGACGGGGAAGTGGTTTGACAGGACGGGCAGTTGGTCTAGAACTGGAAAAGGTTGAGGGCCAGTTCAGACGGGATCTTCGGGCCGTACATTTACGCAATGGATGTGCGCACTTGGAGGCTTCGAAAGAGGCTGCGGCCTGAAGCAGAGGTCTAAACGAACCGTTTATGTTACGGAACGATTTGACCAAAACTTCGAAGGCAGTGGACCATGAGGATGTTGCACTCAGGTCGGCAATGTCAATCAAACGGCGAGTCGTGTTAACGGGAGTTCTGACGAACTCCGATGAGTAAGAGTCGGTGCTGGACGAGCGGGATGAGGGAGGTCCGGGGTTGGGATGGACGTCACCGGATCGCGCTAGTAAGCCACTTAAATCGACGTTTTGAGCGGGAGGGGATGGGATGGGGGTATATTGAGACTGGGAGTTGTGCGTCTTAGAATCACTAAGGCGTGAAGAACTTCCTATCGGGTCGACGGCAGACACTAAGAAATCGTTGCGTTCTTTATGAGTGTCATAATAGAAGACCAAGTCTGGGTCTCCAGCAAGAATGGCTTCTCGATTAGGTTGGTTAGGCCTATCAGAAGGGGCTTGAGGAGGAGACGAGAGGAGGAAGTTGCCGATAACTAAACGGTCTTTGGGAACGGTATGGACGTTCCAGGTGAGAAGGGAACGTTGCTCGTTTTGAGGAACAACGGATCGGAGAAGGGCATTAACTTGTTCCCAATTGCCAGTGGATTTGGCATCGAGACAAAGCTTCGCATGTTCTTCTCTTCTACCACTACGTGTCAAGAGGACATCGTGGTCAACAAACCGGTCAGGGTGTTGACGTGCGAGAGTGGATTTGCCTTCGAAAGACGGAATAGCGGCAGCAGTTTTCAGGTTGCCTGCACGATTCTGTTGGACGAAAGTCTCGTAACTGACGTACTGATTGATGGATTGTTTTGGTACGCCAGAAGTGGTATAATAGTCTTTAATTAAATTATTATAAGTTAGATCCCGGTAGACGTTAGGAACTGTGATTTCTGAATGTCTAGAAGCCAAATCGTCGAGATATTTGGAAATGGTTGTAAAGAGGGGCTTGTTTGCTCCTGTAAGGAAAAGGTAACCTAACGAACGGTCAAAAGATTCTTGAGGAGTCTTTATGACAGAGTGGGGGGTGAGCCACTTGTTAAGTACTCGGGAATGGTCGAATTTGGCGATCACTCCGGGTCCTATAGGATTGTTAACAAACGAGCGCCTGAGAAACGCGGGTTCATGAGTGTTCAGGGGTTTGTGGCCCCAAAGATCAGTGGTGGTGGTCAGACCAAGTTCTTTTTCTACAACGCGGTCACGTTGAGGTTTAGAAGCTAGGTATTTCTGACCGGCACTGTTGGCAAGAACAGATTCAAGAACATCATCGCCATACTGAGAGCGCACCATGGAAATGGTGCCGGAAATAGGAACTCTAAGGTCGACATAATTGTGGATTATGTCGTGGTTGATAGTGTTCCCTTCAGCTCCGAGATATAGTCCAGAGGGATGACCAGAGTTTAATCGGATCACCTCTCCTGTGGGGACTACAACGTCGAAAGTTGAGGTTTTCTCACAAGTACGGGCAATGGCATTTTGTTGTCGGAGGGACAAACCATTTTCTCGGGCAATGTTGACTAGGACTTGTTTGCGTCCTTCCATGATCATGCGAGGCATGGCACGGTCTTGGAAAGAGAAATCAATAGCGTTAGCTACGTATCCTTTGTCAAATTTGTGGTGGGTAAATAATTTATTGAATTGTTGATTGGAAATTCCTATTTTAGAGGGAAGATCCCACAATCTGTCTTTCATGGAGGAAGTGAAGGTTTGGAACGCTTGTCGTTCCATAAGTTCAGATTCTAAGGCAGTGCCTAGAATGACTCGAGGAAGTAATCCTGCTTTAGACTCTTTAAGAGCCTCACTCTTCCAGAATGCTTTGAAGGTCGCATTCTTTTGAGAGTTGGCATAGCGCTGGGCATATGCACGGAAAGCTGGATTAGTCGATAGGGTGAACTTATCTTTGAAACCAACTCCTGAAAAGCCTACATCATGGTTTCGGTTCTTGAGAAAAGAACGCGAGGTGATGACTTGGTTGTAAGTCATAGGAGCCATGACGACTGACTTATATGTTTCAGAAGTCTTCTGCACTGCACGTGCAAATGTAGGACGATGAATGTCGGTCTTGGAGGGTTTCCAATCACGAAAGAGGGCGGCCATCTTGTCAATAGTATTGTAATTAGATGACGGGCCTGTAAAAACGAAAGGTTCTCCAATTTGTTGGATGTTGTTTCGTGATCTGTATTCTTCTAGGTACTTATCGGGACGAAGGTTTCCTACGTACTTTTGACCTTGGAAATAGGTCTTAAAAGCGCGCGTCTGAGCATACCTTGTAGGTAGGATCTGAGGATCCGAAAGACGCTCTTGAAGGGCAGCGAATTTAGGATGGGAGGAAAAGTCCGGATTAGGTTCAAAGGAAAACAAACTCTCTTTAATAGGAGAGTTGGTTGGCTTGAGTTGTCCTTGGAGATAGAATGAATAGGGATCGTTCACGAAACCATTAGTTGGGAGAACGGAGGTGAAATAATTTAAGAGCCTACTTCTGGCTTTCTTCGCGGCACGTTGTTGACGGCGAAGTAAAGTCTTTTCCTGAGGACTAGCTGTTTTAATAACGGTCGACAGGTCGGTTCGAATTCGGGTTAAGTAGCGTCCGGCTTTAGCCGCCAATCGGTATTGGGTGGGTGTGACGTACAAGTAACCGTTCTTTTCGATAGGGTGTTCGGTTGTGGGACGACGCCCATGCTTTGCAGCGCTAACCCTAATTAAAGGATCAGATGCGAGGAAGGGGAAGGAGGAGCAGGTTGACATCTTGGGAGATAGATGTGTTTTAGAGTTTCAATTAAGAAAGTCTGGGTTCTAGAGTTCTGACGGTGGTGTTCAACGATCCAATGAGCTTCTCTAAGGCACAAAGGTTACGTTACTTTAGGTTTGCCCATGACTGAAAAGCCATGGGGTGACACAAAAGCCGATAGAACAGTGCACCAAAGGTTGAAGAAGCTTGTTGGATAATTGAACAGGGCTAGGAATTAGAGGTCCATACCTGGCATGCGTGAGAACAAGAGAGGATATCTTCTAGTCTGTCGGTCCGGCGTTTCCGTGAGGAATTAACTGGGACTTCGAGTACACAGATACCCAAAACACACCCATCAAGGGTGGGAGGAGGGGACAAGAGAACCTGAATAAATTAAAGACCATTCTTTGTCAACTTTTCTTCTTTTCAGAAGAGAAGAAAAGAAAAATAGAAAAGAAGAGAAGAATTAGATAAATAATGTCTATTGGTACCTCAAGACAGGAGGGGAGATTTGCTTGACTATAAACGAGTGAAGACGGCCATATGAGGAAATAAGG